CGCAAAGTATCAAATAAAAGTGCCGTGTTGCTAGTAACGCAATTAGCTTAACTAGTTGCAGGAATGTGTAAAAATGGCGTATTATAGGCGCTCGTATAGAAGGTCCTACAACCGCAGGCCTGCCCGCAGGTCCTATGGAAGAAGGTACTACCGCAGGTGATTCGAATGTTTGTAAAAGTGTCTGAAACGTATGACCTGTCTACCCAGACTGACAAAATGGGATTCGTCGGGATCCATACGCCTGAAGGCAAGCTGGTCTATAATATGTGGTCTGGCCTGTTCAAGAACTTCAGAAAATTTAGGTATGCGTCGTGCGACGTAACGATGGCCTGTGCGTCGATGCTTCCCGCTGACCCTCTCCAGATAGGCGTCGAAGCTGGAGATATTGCCCCGCAGGATATGTTCAACCCCATTCTGTACAAGGCGTGTTCGAACGATTCTATGTCTGTGCTGCTTAACCGTCTCTATGCTGGTGCGGATGCTTCTACCTCCGCGATCAATAAGAATTCGGTTGTTGCCCAGAACGATGAATCCTTTGGATACGACGCGGATAATGATGTTGACCAATTCGCAATGTACTACGGCCTTCTCGCCGATTCTGATGGGTGGCGTAAAGCGATGCCCCAGGCTGGTCTACAGATGCACGGTCGTAAACCGCTGGTTTTCGGGATTACGTCGAACTTCGGCCAGCCCTCTAATGTGGGCCTGCCTAATGGCAAAATGGTCTATACCGGGAATGGTGATGGGTCTCTGACTGCTAGGAATACGATTGATTCCACGCTTTTCCAGTACATGAGAGGTCCAACTATGGGTATGCCTGCTCTGGATACCTTCGTTCAGCTTGGTGGTTCTACTGTTGTCAACGGATTCGCGGATTCTGTGACTGTTCCTGAAGTCTCCGATAGGGCGTATCCCATCTCGAACGGCTCTATCACTACTCCGGGTAATGTCTGTACTCCGAATCTCGATACTCCGGATTGTTTCGTTGCCGCGATCGTGCTTCCTCCGGCAAAACTCAACCGCCTTTACTACCGCATGAAGGTGACTTGGACTATCGAGTTCTCCGGACTAAGGCCCGATACCGACCTGACCAACTGGTATGGTCTCGCTCTCGCAGGTGTCCAGTCCTATGGCTCTGACTACCTCACCCAGACGGCTACTATTGCTCGCGCTACCTCCACGGCTAACACGTCGGGAATGGTAGATACTGGTGACGTGTCGCTGACCAAGGTAATGGAAGGTGCTTCCTGATGTCCGACTTGAGATACAAGTACGACCAATTCGCCTATTACGCGGGTAAACCCGTCGATGCCCTCTCGGACATTATGGGAATTTCCAAGGATGATCGCGCTCGTATGAAGTACCTCATCTCTGGAATGCCCGTCATCGGCTCCGTCATTAATACCGTCGATTCGATGAAATATCAAGGCGACTACCTGAAAAACCGTGGTCTCTCTTGGTCCGATAGAAGGTACTACACGTCTGGTCCCTCTGGCGTCGGTTCGACGGTCAATTTCGTATCATCCAACATCAAGAGGTTGTACCATTGATAGTAGAATTAGCCATTATATTCGCTATAACCGCTTTGGGATTGTCCTTCTCGCTGAAGTACAAAAAGAAAGACGAGTAACCTGAACCGCGCTATTCCCGCGTAGCGCTCTAAACCCTTTACCCCCTAAAGGGGGTAAAAGAGGGGGACCCAATAATTACGAAAAGGGTCCCCCTCCATCCCCCGCTTGTCACATGTAGAGTAGTGGGTCGTAAAGAACCCATCTGTCCTCTGAAAGCTTGTCGAGCTTCGGCTTCGTGTTGGTTAGCACGATCACCTTTGTGCCGTGGATGTTGACGGGCCGTGCTCCGTAACGCGGGTCCATTATCAAGCCGTCCTTGATGGCCTCTATTGCCGTGTATAGCTCGGTTGACCATTTCCACGAACGTGGAATGTCGATGACGATTAGGGGGCGCGGGGGATAACCTGCTTCACGATCCTGAAGGACCAATGATGCGACCGTTTGAATCATGGATTGAATGGTAGATATGTACGGCGGTATGTAGTACGCTTTTCCCGTCTCGTAAAGGTGGCCACAAAGCCACGATTTGCCCATGTTGCCGTCTTGGTCGTACCATACCACTATCTCGCGGTCGTTCGTCCTCTGTAGGGCTTCTAAGGCCCCCTCTTGGTTCCATCTCATTTTCCCGAACTCGCTGTTGACGTGCGCCCATCGTATCCCACGATGCCCAATAGTTGCCCTCTTTCGTCTCGTAGACGTACTTATCCGAACACTCCTCCGGTATGAATCGAGATAGCCCCTTCCCATCCGAATACGGACCGTAGATAGGCCGTCCACTGCTGGACGCTCACAACCCGCACATTGCATCTGACCTGCCAATGCTTGTACCCGCCTGCTCCGACCTCCTGCCCGATAACCCATTTGTGAATATCGAGATCGCGGAAGATTTTGAACCAACGGATTAGCTCGGCGTTCGTGTGGGTGCGTTCCATCGTTGTCATTATGTCCACTGATACCAACTCCGTAAACAAGTGCATAATCGAGAGGCCGTCGTGGACAACCTCTTTTTAAGCACGTGTACCCGAACATATGCCCCAT